AACATACCAGACATTCACTCAGGTAAGATTGTCATAGGTCCTGAACCTCATGTCGATCAATCAGTAGATACATTAGATGGTGACAAACCATTTACTGGCACTCTTGCTGCATCAGGACCTGCGTTCATAGGCAGACATAAAGGTGGTTTTGCAAAAGGAACACTCAATATAGGTACTGATCTAGGGGGTTTTGCACCTGGCGTATCTGGTAGAGCGTTGCAAGTAGAAGGTGATGTAGAGATAAATGGCGAGAAAGCAGTAAATGCAGTCTATATTGATGGAGATGTATATGTCACAGGTGCTGTAGATTGTGGTAACAAAGGAAGACTTGCTTCTAGATTTAGCACTGCTGATGCAAAAGGTAAATCTTTTGATATAAAACACCCCACTAAAGAAGGATACCGATTGAGATATGCATGTATTGAAGGACCTGAGGTAGCAATATATCATAGAGGCAGATTGAAAGATTCTAATACTATTGAATTACCAGATTACTGGAAAAATTTGGTGTATGAAGATAGTATTACAGTGCAACTACAACCTATTGGGAAGCAAGAAGACATTTATGTCAAGACATTTGATAGTGAGAAAATTGTATTAGAATCTGATTCAGATATTGATTGTTTCTACCATGTATATGCTGAGAGAAATGACATAAACCCACTCACTGTGGAGTATGTGGGTGAAACATGGGAAGATTATCCTGATATAAACTACAGATTAGATCCTACTGATAAAGATAGAAATCTTAAGGATTCTAACTACGATACTGGACAAAATACAAAAACCGTGATATAGTAAAAGAGTACGCTAGGTCATAAATAGTAAGACAAAAATATTCAAAGGAATAAAATGGACAAGCAACTAGCTTTGAGAACAAAAGGAAGGTTATCTCCTGATGGTATTATAGAATTCCCAAAAGCATGGGCAAACAAGATTAAGACTAATTCTATCAATATACTATTAACACCATATAAGACTTATCAGCAATTATATGTTGAGTCTATACAGTACGGAAGAAAGGCTGTTGTTAGAAATGCTGCTGGAGGTCAGATTCAAGGTTGGTATTTTCTTATCGCCAATCTAATGGATGGTGAAGAAATAAATCCAGAGGATGGCAACTATGAAGGGAATTTCAGTGGTCGTAATACAGATGCATTTGAATAGGAGGAACCACTAATGAAAATACAAGGTGCAGTCAGAGTAAAAGGTGATATTCCAGCAGATGGGGTTATAGAATTCCCTAAAGCATGGAATAATAAGATAAACCTTGACACTCTTTCTATATTGATTACCCCACATGGTACGTTCCAAGAACTATACGTTGAGAATATACACTATGGGCGTAAAGCAACTGTAAAAAATGCTGCCAGTGGACCTATCAAGGGATCATACATGATTATTTGCAATAGCAAGGCTTAGTGCTATAATAGGTAAAATACTAATTACTACCATGTTTACTGACGAATACGTGAGTGCAATAGAAATTAATATACCTAGGGCATCGTTCCGAGTATTCGGTTCAGATGGTTGCGTGAAGCACATTGAATGCGACAATACAGATGACTTCATGCGTGTGTGGAAAATCACAGAAACCGCAAAAAAGATTGACGACGAGATAGAAGTCAAATACATATAACAACACTATAGGACAATGATAAAGAAATTTGTCAAGAATTTACCAACGACTGATGTGATAAACATCAAGTTGGAGAGTTCTTACTATACAAAAGCAGAAGTTGATGCTCTAATTTTAGGTGCTGTAGAGGAAGCACGTAGAATTGATGAAGCATCAATGGCAAAACATAACCGAGATGCTACTGTTATCAGTATGATCTTAGGGTTTACTGCACTTGCTTTATTTGTTGATGGACTCCTAAGAGTATTGGGTATAGTACCCCCATTTATGCACCTAGATGTAAATGTTATAGATAATGTAGTATCAAAGGTAGAAGGAGATTTGATACCACTTATAAAAAAACTCACAATGCGATGACCAAACCTAAAGCCAAGGAAAAAGAAAAGAAAGACGACGACTTAGATCAAGAGGAATTAGAGTTTTTACTATTGCATACAAAATACAATGACGATGGCTGCTAAATAGGTTGAGGAATTGGTGTCAGGATTTATAGGTAATGCCGTTAAGTAGACTTGAAAATTTTCTAAAAAATATACAGGGTAATGTTCTATACGTTAATCCTGAGGAATTAGATGCGACTGATGATATAAGTAACACAGGTAATTCTAGAACTAGACCCTTCAAAACAATACAGAGGGCACTACTAGAATCTGCTAGATTTTCTTATCAGTTAGGTAAAGATAACGATAAGTTTGATAAGACTACTATTGTAGTAGCACCAGGTATTCATTATATTGATAATAGACCAGGATATCAAATCAACACTGCTGGTGCAGTTACTGATATCAATGGATCTAACCAAGCAATAAATGAGTTCTCCATTGGTACAGAGTTTGACGTACAGAACGCTAACAACGTACTATACCAGTTCAACTCTATACATGGTGGTGTCATACTACCTCGTGGTACATCCATCGTTGGTATGGATCTTAGAAAGACTAAGGTAAGACCTAAGTTTGTACCAGACCCTGCTAATGCTAACATATATTCTAGTGCAATCTTCCGTGTTACTGGTGGTTGCTACTTTAGAGAAGTAACTATATTTGATGGTGACCCTGCTGATAGAATCTACAAAGACTATACCACATCAGTATATCAACCAAACTATTCACATCATAAACTAACTGCATTTGAGTTCGCTGACGGTAAGAATATAGTCACAGGTAAGGGTATTACTGACCTTGACATGTACTATGCTAAGTTGACTCTAGCATTTGGTAACAGTTCTGGTCGTGCTATACCATCATATCCTAGCAACTCAGACTTTGAGAAGGTAACAGACGAATCAAGAATTGTTGGTGAATTATCACAGATCGGTGCTATTGAGATTGAGGACATATATTCAGGTGTAAACCCATCATCATCCACTGCTACCACAGTTGTTTCTGTTGTAACAGCAGAACCTCATGACTACAACGTGGGTACTCCCGTTATAATCAAGGGCGTAGCCGGTTCAGGTAATGTCAACGGTACAGAGTATGATGGTGTTCATATTGTTACTCAGGTGCTGAGTGATACGTTGTTCACTTATAGTGTAACAAGTGCACCTGCATCAACAGCAACACCAAACTTGTCTGGGCTGTCACCGACAGCTACTATCGAGAGTGACACAGTAGCGTCATCTTCTCCATATATCTTCAACTGCTCAGTCAGATCCGTATTCGGTATGAACGGTCTCTGGGCTGATGGTGCAAAAGCATCTGGATTCAAATCCATGGTTGCTGCTCAGTTCACTGGTGTATCACTAAACAAGGATGATACAGCATTTGTAAAGTATGACTCAGCATCTGGAACGTATAAAGACCAGACAGCACTGGGAGATTCATCTACATTACACACTGACGCATTTGCTATACACAAACCATCTCACGAAAGTTTCCACATCAAGGCATCTAACGATGCTGTGCTACAATTAGTATCTACATTTGCTGTAGGTTGTGGTAAGCACTTTATTTGTGAGTCAGGTGGTGACTCATCTATTACTAACTCTAACTCAAACTTTGGAGAGAAAGCATTAGGAGCTGATGGATTCAAATTTGATGCGTTCAATAAGGACGACAAAGGATTCATTACAGGTATTGTACCAGCACAGAAGAACTATACAAATGAGATAAACTTCAACTGGTTGAAGATAGACGTAGAAGACACCGTTGGAGCATCAAGTAATAAGTTATACATCAGAGGTTATAAGAACAAGGACACAGTTCCTACTGATAAGACTTCAATCTATACTGTAGGTAACAAGGTAGATGAGACATTGAGTCTTACTATCGCAGGTATTACATCAACAGCAAACGTGTTGATGACAGTTCCTACTGGTGTAGGACCTTCTGGTAAGAAGGAGCATTTTGTTGGTAGAACATCAGGTATCAATAGTATAACAAGTAACGTTCTAACACTACAAGCAGATCATAATCTATTCCAAGGTGAGTCAGTACAATTCTATTCTGACACAGGATCACTTCCTGATGGTATAGAACATAAGAAAGTATATTATGCTATAACAGCTGCACTGAATCCTAATCAGATAAAGATTGCATCAACCAAGAATAACGCACTAGCAAATAATGCTATAACAGGACTCAACAACTTGGGTGGTAACATAACTGTTATTTCTGACGTTGCTACTAAGTTACCTGGCGATCCAGGTCACCCACTACAATGGGATGAGACTGGTTGGCATTTGAATGTGAACTCTGGTAATGAACTTCATACCTTTATTACTCAGAACCAGTCAAACATAACTCCTGAGACTACAAATACATTCATCAAGAGAAAGGTAGATAATAGAAGAGATATAGAAAGAATATACAGAGCACAGTATATTATACCTGAGGGTGCAACTAACGCATCTCCTCCACAGAATGGTTACGTTATACAGGACAGTGGAACAGTTATCGATGATGAGAAGTTCCAGAATGATAATGTCAACCTCAATAATGATCTTGATCTAAGAACTGACACTAACATTATTCATGCATCATGGAGTAGTAATGTTGGTATTGTAACTACAAAGTTCCCTCACAGATTGAAGAGAGGACAGACTATCCAAGTCAACAGAGTCAGGTCAACAAACAATACATCTGGAACAGCAAACTTAGGATATAATGGTATATTTGAAGTCTTATCAATCAATGATAAGAAGACATTTAGTATTGGTATAGGAACTAATCCTGGTGGAATGTCAACAATCACCACAGGTATTCCTTATACTTTACATAACAATAATATTGTTGGTTCAGGTAGAACATTCTCTCCTTATTTTGTAAGGAAAGAATATGGTAATGCTTATCAGATATTCAACCATGAGGTTGTTCAGGAGCATGTACAGGGAAGTCAAGACGGTATATACAATCTTACTTTATTATCTTACAATAATATACCAGAGGTTTCACCATTTGACATCGGAGCAAATAGATTCCCACAGAATGTCAATGACCTAAAACCAGTAGTAAGTTTAGATAACCCAGTTGATGATCCAGAACCCACTAAGTCATATGCACTTAGAGGTACAATAGGTCAGGTAGAAGGTAGTGATCCTGCTCATAGTATAACAAAAGAGACCAGTCTTAATATAATAGAGGACACAGGTGTTGGTATAGGACTAACCGCCAGCAGCGTTAGCGGATCAGATGCATCAATATTCACCGAAGTCGACCATGGTTTTAATAGTATACTGAGTGTTGGTAACATAACTGGTGGTACACAGTACGGTACTAACTCAGGTTCAGCTGAATTCTACTTCAGTGTGGATCTAGTTGGTGGTACTGGTAAAGGAGCAACTGCTGACGTTACTGTCGCTGCGGCTGCAACCATTACAGCAGTTGACTTAGTAGATCATGGTACAGGTTATAGCGTAGGAGATGTGCTGACAGTGAAGGGAGTTCCCTTCATTACACCAGGTGCTGACTGTCAGGTAACAGTCTCTGCTATTGATAACAATGTCGGTGATGTTGTACAAATAGTTGGTGTGGGAAGTGATAGTTATAATGGATTACATAGAATCAGTGCTGTAACTGACCCTAATAAAGTAACATACAGTCAAAGTAACATATCTGTTGGATCCACTGGCGGATACATGTACCACGTTGGTGTTGCCACAGCAGTAAACAATATTGTTCATGATACCATAAGTGGTATCGCTACAGTTACATTACATAGAGACATAGGACTAAGACGTGGAGATCAGATAGTATTATCTGGTATCACTGGTGGTGCAGCAATTTATAATGGAACATATCCTATACAAGATAGAATAGGATATGGTTCATCACTATCAGTTCTTATCGATGCTGGTTCATCTCCATCATATACATCAGGTGGTATTGGTCATGGTAATGGAATAGGACTAAAAGGTAAGAATAGAGCAATATCAATCTATGGTGGTACTACAACCAACCTAACATCTGGTCTTACTACCACAACTACCAGTCTATCTGTATATAATCACGACAAACTCAGAAGAGGAGACTATCTACAGATTGAGAATGAGATAGTTCGTATCACAAGTAATGCTACCACATCTATTGCAAGGGGTGCACTAGGTACGAATGCCACATCACACCCACGCTTTGCTGCTGCGGTGAAGATCAAAGTATTACCTGTAGAAGCAAGACGTCATAGTACGATCAGAGCATCAGGTCATACGTTTGAATATATTGGTTTCGGTCCAGGTAACTACTCGACATCACTTCCTCAAACTCAGACACGAGTATTGAATGATGATGAACAGTTGTTAGCACAGGCAACTACATCCAGAGGTGGTACCATTGTGTACTCTGGAATGAATGATAAGGGTGAGTTCTACGTTGGTAGAAAGAAAATTGATGCTATCACTGGTGAGGAGAAGTCAACAATTACTGAATTTGATAGTAGTTCAGCATCAGCACTACCAAGCACTCTAACCTTAGATGAACTATCAGTCAACTCTAACTTCTATAGTTTGGGTAACACTGAGGTGGTTGATATTGAACTCAAGGGTAATAGATCAGGTAACGTAGGTAATAGTGTTATCGTTGGTGTCAATGGTTCTAACCAGACAGCACCTACATCATCTGTTGATAAGATAATAATCAATACAACGTTTGATGCTGGTGGATACTTAGGATGGGTAAGAACTTCTGATCCAACTCAACCATGGAAGAAGTTTGGTCTCATATCATACGATCACACCGATTCATATGCTGTTGATAAGATGGGAATCGGCATCGCACAGAATACATCAGGCAGAGTCTTTGATGTTACTGGTGATTCGAGTTTTGCTGGTAACGTAGTAGCATCAGGTGTTGGTACGTTCTCAACTGGATTGGTTGCAGGTAGTGCCAAGATTTCTGACCTAACAGAAACTAGAGTTACCTTTGCAGGTGCAAACGGAGAACTACAAGACAGTTCATCACTTGTATTCTCAGGTGCAACACTTACTGCTAATACATTAGTAGTACAACAGAACGCTACAGTCACACAGACATTACAAGCAGAACAGATTACATCTACAGATGATATCAACGCTGCTGATGACATCACAGCAGGTGGAACAGTTACCGCTTCTGACTTTGTTGGAAATGGTACCATACCTATCGGTGGTATTATAATGTGGTCTGGAACAGATGCTAACGTTCCAAGTAACTGGGCTCTATGTAATGGAAGTAATGGAACACCGAACCTAGTTGATAGGTTTATCGTTGGTAGAGGTAGTTCATACGCAGCCAACGCAACGGGTGGTAGTGCTGACGCAGTGGTTGTATCTCACCAACACTCTACTACAGAGACTGGACACAAGCACAACTATGCATTTGCAGCACCTCAGGATAATTCAATTGGCGATAATTATCAGTCAAGTGGTACTACAAATACAACCAACCATGGCATTCTAAATGAATTAGAACAGAGTGGTGGACCTGATGGCGATAGGTTGAATGGATTCACAGCAGATACCGAAGCAGTATCAACTGGATTATCCATTGACAATCAAGGTGTTAGTGGTACTAACGCTAACTTACCTCCATACTATGCTATCGCATACATCATGCGAATTAGTTGATAAATACACATACCAAGGAATATTTGTAAATGGCGTCAGTCAATAAGAAATTTGCAGTAGAAAAAGGTCTAGAGGTCGGAGATGACGCTCTAGTAGTTGAAGCTGACACTAACCGAACTGGTATTGGTAAAACTGATCCAAAATACGGTTTAGATGTAGCTCTCACTGCCAATTTCGATGGAGTCGTAGCAGCTGGACAGGTGGGTATTGGTAGTACTCAGCCTGGTAAAGACATTGACTTCAATAAAGATCTTATTATAAGAAAGAAATTATTTGATGGCAATGAGGGTGCTGGTGCAAATAATAATGTTCTTATATCAGTTGGAACTGGTGTTTCATGGTCTGCTGGTGCGGACATACAGACAGACGCATCGGGTTTACAAACACAGGTTCAGTATAAAAAATCCGACGGAAAATTTGGTGGTGCAGGTCAATTAGTATATGACGATTCCACTAATAGAGTAGGTATTGGTAGTACACAACCAGAGTATCTTTTAGATGTCAAGGGAGAGGTAATAATTGATGGAGTACTTCGTGACTCGAATGCCACTGTAGGAGCTGGTGGATCAGTACTAGCAGCAGATAATGATGGTAAGACACAATGGGTTGGTGCGGGTGCGTCAACTCTAAACATATATTATGTTGCAGAAGATGGAGACGATGCGGCTGATGGTAAGACACTATCAACTGCAAAGAGATCAGTCAAGGCAGCATGTGGTGTAGCAAAAGCAGGTGATGTTATAAGGGTTGCAGGTGGTATATATCCTGAAAATAACCCAATCTTCGTACCAAGAAACGTATCAATAGATGGAGACGATCTAAGAAATACTCAGATCATGCCATCAAATG